CACCCACCACCAGGTTTCACGTGAAACGAGATACCCATGAGGATCGTGCCCACACCCCGGTGGCGGATCATCCCGGCGCAGCCGGCCGCCGGTTGGTGGAGCGTACACACCCACTCCCGGTACTCGGTCAACGACGCGATGCCCACCGTCGAGGCGCTGGTGGCCAAGGTCAAGGCGCTCGGCCAACCTGCGTTGGGGTTGACCGACCACGGCAACATGGCGGGCAGCGTGGAGCTCTACCAGGCCTGCATGAAGGCAGGTGTGACCCCCTTCCCTGGGTCAGAGCTGTACTTCGTGCCGGACACGATGGCCTACCGCGCGGACCGGGCGGCCAAGGACCGCAAGGCGACGATGTACCACCTCGGGGTGCTGGCCTACACCACGGCGGGCTACCAGAACCTGGTCAACCTCTCCACGCTCACGCATCGCAACCACCACTGGAAGCCGCTGGCCGACTACCCGATGTTCGCTCAGCTGGCCGAGGACGGCCGGACCGAGGGGCTGGCGGTGACCACCGGCTGCTACTTCGGGTATCTGGCCCAGCTGCTCACCACCGGCTGTGAGCAGGCCGCCACGCAGTTCCTACACACCCTGAGCCGGTGGTTCCCCGATAGCGTGTACGTCGAGGTGCAGAACCACCGGATCGACCATGAGGACGGGTGGGACGATGAACAGCTGGCGCAGGCCCTGGTCGGGCTGGCCGACCAGGTGGGTCTTCCCGTGGTCATCACCCAGGACTCGCACTACCTCGATCCAGAAGATCGTCGGGACCATGACGGACTCAAGCGACTCGTCGCCTTCGGACCAGATCCCGACGACGCTGTTTTCCCCGGCGATGGTTTCCACCTCGCGGACGGTCGATGGATCGCTGAACATCATGGTGAACATCGCCTTGCGCGAGGCCTGGAAGGACTGGCGGATCTCCTCGGTCGCCACACACTCACAATCCCTGTCCTTGACTCTTACACCTACTCCGTCCCGGAAGTAGTCGCCGACCCGTTCTTCGCGCTGGCGAACCGGGCGATCGCGGCCCTGGAGGGGATGTTCGCACCGGACAAGGTGCCACCGCGCTACGGCCTGCACCTGGACGACGAGCTGGAGGTGATCGACGCCTCCGGGATGGCCGGCTACCTGATGCTGGTCGCCCAGGTCACCGACTGGCTGCGCGATCGGGACATCATGTTCCAGACCCGGGGCAGTGCCGCCGGCTCGCTGGTCTGCTGGCTGCTCGGGATCTCCAATGTGGATCCGATCGAGTGGAACCTTCGCTTCGAGCGGTTCCTGAGCAAGGATCGAACCAAGCCACCGGACGTGGACCTGGATGTGGCCCACGACCGTCGTGACGAGCTCCTCGAGATGCTTGATACCCGGTTCACCGCGCATCAGATCGGGTCGTGGGCCACCTACTCGCTGAACGACACCGAGGACGAGTTCGGTGAGACCCAGCGAGGTTCTCTGCGAGTCCGATATTTTACCGCCGCTCAGAAGAAGGACGAGGGGGCCACCTCCTGGTCCGAGGTGCCCGCCGAGGACAAGGCCATGCTGGTCTCGCTCTCGAACCGGCACCTGTACAAGGGGATGGGCACCAATGCCGCCGGCATCGTGCTGACCGGCAGCAAGGCCGAGTTCGAGGCGCTGGTGCCGATGGCCTGGATGGCCTCCCGCAAGGCGTTCGTCACCCAGTACTCCAAGGACCAGATCGAGGCGCTCGGGCTGGTCAAGCTGGACGCGCTGGGCCTGAAGACGATGACCATCCTGGACCGGACGATGCGGCTGCTCGGGCTGCCGCTGTCCCGGCTGGCCGACATCGAGTACAAGGACCTGCCCACCTACGAGCTGATCAGGTCGGGGCGGACCGAGGGGATCTTCCAGCTGGAGGGTCGGTCCACCCAGTGGGGGCTGCGGGACCTGAAGCCGACCACGATCAAGGACGTGATCGCGGCGATGGCGCTGTTCAGGCCAGCCACCATGAACACCGGCGCAACCCGCGCGTATATCGCGCGGAAGTTCAAGCAGGCTGCGGTGCCGGTGCGACACCCGCTGATCGCCCGGGTCATCGCGCCCACCTACGGGATCATGCTGTACCAGGAGCAGGTGATCGACATCCTGCGCGCGCTGGGTCTGGGTGCGGACGACTTGACCACCTTCCTCAAAGCGGTCAAAGCGTCCAACAAGGACATCGGCGACGCGGGTGCGGTGATCGAGACCTACCAGCAGTGGATCAACGACCGGTGCGTGGCAGAGGGGATGAGCCAGGATGACATGGACTACCTGCGGGCCGCGATCGCTGGTTTTGCGGAGTACGGATTCAACCGTGCACACGCCACTGTCTACGGGATCACCGCCTATCGGTGCGCTTATCTGGCAGCTCGGCATCCGCTTGAGTTCCACACCGCTCTGCTGGGCGTGGCGAGTGGTGGCGAGTCGAAGAAGGAGAACCGCTACCTGCGGGCCACCAGGCTTCGTGGCATCCGGGTGCTCGCCCCGGACATCAACATCAGCGGAGCCAGCTACACGATGGACACCCTGGACGAGCGCCGGGCCGCGGTGCGCCGAGGACTGCAGTCCATCGACGGGGTGGGCGGCCTCAGCGCCCGCCGCCTCGCCGACCTGCAGCCCTTCGAGGACCTGGACGATCTGGTCCAGCGGGCGGCCACCGCCTCGGTCTCGGGCCACAAGGAGTACGACGGGACCCCGGAGTCACTGACCGGGATCCTCGGGCACCTGTTCACCTCGGGTGCCCTGACCACCCTCATCCATGGAAGGAACAACAATGTCAGCACGATGCGAGGCGATGGTACAGACCCGGATCAGCGGCCGTAGCCGGCCGATGTACACCTGCTGCGGGCAGCCCGACGCACACCTGCACCACAAGCTGACCAGGGCGCGGGGCGGGCTGCTGCTGGACGCGGTGGGCGAGACCTACCACCTGATGTACCTGTGTCCGGCTCACCACAGCGTGGCCCACGACCAGCCGGCCTTCGAGAACGGCCTGCTGCTGCGCGGCTCGGTGATCAGCGTGCCGGGCTCGTCGGTCCCGCTGTACACCGGTCCGGACGAGTACCTGCTCGAGCACTACGGCGCGTCGGTATGAGTGTGCACGGGCGCACAGCCAAGGAGATCCTGGCTCGAGTGGAGCCTGGTGTCGGAGGGCCCAACGAGGACTCCGAGGTGTTGGCGCTGCAGCTGCAAGTAGCGCTGGTGCACGCGGTCCTGGATCTGTCCCGGAACGTCTACATCGTGGCTGAGCAGTTGGCAGAGCGACTCTAGACGAACAAACGTACGTCGTACTAGTGTTCGATATGGGAGTGACAGATGAAGGGTGCTGATGAAGTTCTCCGAGACGGTGAAGAGCACCGCCCCTGACCTGGTGGTCAGCCGCCGGCATGATGCCTGGGTGGGCCGGAACGACGCGCACCCGCAGTACAGCCAGCACGCGCTGTCCTTCGCGCTGCGCCAGCTGTCCGCGGGGGACCGAGTGCGCAAGGGCACCATCAGCGCCTCCAGCCTGGGTGGCTGCGCGCGGGAGCAGCAGTTCACCTACCTCGGGCTGGCCAAGCTGCCACCGGATGAGAAGAACGCGGCGAAGATGCAGAACGGCTCGTTCATGCACCTGCGCTGGCAGCTGGAGGGGCTCACCGAGGGCTGGCTGGAGCGGGCCGAGGTGCCGATTCCCCGCAACCCGTACCGACTGAGCGGAACCATGGATGGGCTGCTCTACGAGGACTCGGTGCTCGAGCTGAAGAGCATCAACATGAATGGCTTCTCCCGGGTGCAGACCTTCGGCCCGCTGTTCGACCATCTCTACCAGATGGCCACCTACATGCTGGTCAGCGGGCGCGAGAAGGGCGTGTTCATCTACGAGTGCAAGGACAACCAGGAGTACAAGGAGATCGTGGTCGGCCGGAAGGACCTGCCGATGGTCGAGGCCGAGGAGCAGGCCCAGACCTTATGGGAGGCGGTAGAAGACCGCAACCTGATGGAGCCGCTGAGCAAGTGCCTGGACCGGACCGGCTGGAAGTACCAGTCCTGCCCGTACCGGGACCGATGCCTGAGCATCCATGACTGGGACCAGGCGCGATGAGGATCGAGCCCAGCCAGGTGGTCGCGCCGGAAACGGCGCGCCAGAGGTTCTCCCGGCGGCTGATCGACGTGGAGGTGCTGGACGGCCTGGGCAGCGTGGACGAGCTGCACGAGGAGCTGATCGGCTACACCAACGTGATCCTGGGCCGGGCCGACCCACCCACCGACATGGACTCGGTGCTGGACCTGATGGAGATCGCCTCGGCGTACTACGCGCGGGCCAAGGAGATCGACATGCTGATCCACTGGGAGGAGCAGAACAGACGGGTGATTCGGGGCAGCCCGTACTACAAGTTCCGGACCGGTCAGCTGCGCTCGTTCATCGAGATGGCCAAGCTGATGGCCGAGCTCGGCAGTAGGCGACTGACCCAGGAGCGGCTGCTGTTCGAGGCGAGGTTCGATACGAACGGAGGCGACTGATGGGCCGGCGGAAGACCAGAAGCGAACGGCTGATGCGCACCACGGACGTGATCCGGCTCGCGGAGCAGGGACACCGCGCGATGAGGGTGCTGGACCTGCTGATCATCGGGCAACACCCGGAGAAGAACCCATTGAAGCAGCTGGTGCTGTTCAAGCAGCACACCAGGGCGCTGATCGAGCTGCACTTCGCGATGAACGACTGCATGAAGGCGCAGCGCGAGATGATGCTGCTGGAGACCCCGAACAACCATCTGGCCTGGACCCAGGACGAGGATGAGTCGCTGGTGGAGTCCCGGGCCCGCGGCGAGGAGATTCACACCATCGCGATGACTCTGGGCAGGACGCCGGCCGCGGTGGCCACTCGGCTGAGCACCTTGATCGGCGTGCCGCGCTCGCAGATCGTGACCGCGTACATCGAGGGCACTGTGGACGAGGAGCCGGTTCGCGGGCTGTTCCACGGCAAGGCCAGGCATGTGTCATGAAGATCATCCCGATGGACCCCGAGGAGCGGGCCAGGGCGCGCAGGGCGGACCCGGAGACCTCGCACCAGGCTGCCGAGACGGTGGCGGTCCGGGAGAACCAGGTCTACGTCTACCAGGTGCTGTCCCAGCTGGGCCCGAGCACCGATGAGTGGCTGGTCTACTGCTACCCGCAGTACATGCGGGACCACCCACAGAGCCCCAGTGGGATCCGGACCAGGCGCAAGGAGCTGCGCGACAAGGGCATGGTGCAGTGGACCGGGCAGAAGGTACGAGGTAAGACAAACCGGTTGATGCGGGTCTGGGAAGTGATCCCCTGACCACCACCGAGAAGGTCCCGGACGAGGTGATCCGGCAGGCTCTGCAGCAGGCCGCCTGGGACAAGCGCAAGGCGATCAAGGAGTACCGTGCGGCCATCGAGATGGCGCATGGTGCAGGTTGGCAGCACACTGAGATCGCGCGAGTGGTCGGGGTCAGCGAGGCTGCGGTCAGGCTGTACCTCAAGCGCACAGCTGCGGCCAGGAAACGACGATAGGTGGTTACGGATGGTCATCCACAAGCTGGCGCACCACTCGGGAAGGTACGACAACCACGCCATTGAGCAGGCGTTTGCGCAGGTCAGCGCCAAGTCGAGCGTGATCAGCCACACCGAGTTCGCGAACGATGCGCGGGCCAAGCGGCTGAAGGCCGCGGCGGGGAAAGCCGGCTGGGGATTCGCCCAGCAGAACACCAAGCCCTACGACGAGTGCTGTTTCACCTGGGACAACGCGGCGTGGGAGCTGGTGGACACCGCCTGGAAGACGCTCTCCACGATCCCCTGGTACTCCGGGTCCACCGGGAACAAGATGCCGGACTTCACCGCCTTCTCGGTGTTCCTGCGGCACAAGACCAGCAAGGAGCAGTGGATCTTCGTGACCACCCACACGCCCTCTCATGTCGCGGTGTGGACCGGGTTCCGGCCGCCCAGCAACCGGGTGAAGTGCTACCAGGACGGCGTGAAGACTCTGGGTCAGTGGGTCGGCGAACTGGACAAGAAGTGGCGGCAGAGTGGGATCGTGGTGGCCGCGGACTGGAACGCCCCGTGTGAGCAGAAGTGGTTCCGGTCCTACCTGGAGAAGAACTTCGCTGCGGCCATGCATGTGATGGAGCCGAACACCAAGGCCCCGACCTACCCGGACACCCATGACACCCGGTGCATCGACTGGGCCATCCTGGGTGGTGGCACGGCGCGCCGGGGAGTCAGCAGCGCGCTGAAGGTGGCGGACAGCGACCACAAGACCCTGCTCTACTCGGTGTCGAGGAAGACCTAGGAGGAGCAATGGCCGGTCAGGCTCAGTTCACCCACATCCACTGTTCCTCGCGCTTCGACCGCTCTGCTGCCTCGCTGGAGGCGGACATGGACGACTGGATGGCGCATAGTTCCCTGATCACGGTGACCGAGGTCCGCCGGGACCAGAAGGCGGCCACCCTGCGCGAGGCGGGCTGGGCGCACTACAACTCCCCGCTGGGCAACAACGCCGACGACTGCGCGATCGCCTGGAAGACCAGCACCTGGCACCGCAAGGACGCCTTCGTCCGCAAGCTCTCCTCGGTGCGCTACGTCCGGGCCCTGGCGAACAAGCCCGGCCCGCCCACCTACGCCTGCAACGCGGTGCTCAAGCACGTGGTCACCGACCAGACCCTGCTGGTCAGCGTCACGCACATGCCGGCGCACCTGGAGGGCCACTGGGCGCATCCGGGCACCGATGCCTGGCGGGCCCGCAAGCAGGCCTACACCGACGCGATGCACGGCTGGAGCAACCTGGTGCTGGCCCTGGAGCGCAGGTATCGCCCTGCTGGGGTGCTGGTGGTGGCGGACTGGAACCTGAACCTCAAGGAGCAGTGGGTCCGCGACTACATGGCCGGGCACTGGACCAAGGCCGGGCTGAGGCGGGCCTGGGTGCACTTCCCCACCGCGGGTGGCTCGCTGGGTGGGAACCGGATCATCGACGGCTCCTACTACGGCGGGCTGAGCGTGACAGGAGGCCCGGACCTGATGCCCCGGGTGCGCTCGAGCGACCACCGCCCGTACTCCGAGTCCTTCAAGATGGTCGGCGGGCTGAAGCTCGGCTCGGTCACTGCGGCCGACCCGGCCACCGGGAACCTCGGCAAGGGTGTGGAGTGGTGGGGTTTCGGGGACTACGCCTTTGACGAGATGTTCGAGAAGGTGAGCGTCACCGAGGAGGGCACGGTAGTGACCTTCGACTTCGATACACCGCCCTACTGAGAGGCAGCACCATGAGTACCGAACTGTTCCACTGGCTGATCCTGATCGGGATCATCATCATCATCGTGCTGCTGCTGGTGCCCTACAGCCGGCGGCGGCCATGAGTCTGTGGGCCATCCTGCTGATCATCCTGGTGGTCGTGGTGATCGCCTTCGTGTTCGGGCGAGGACGGCTATGAGCCTGGCCAGTGAGTGGGAGCGGCTGGTAGAGGCGCTCAAGCGGCTCTGGATGGTGCTGGTGGAGAAGGGCTACGCCGGCTGGATCGTCTGGGCCGCCCGGCAGGCGGGCGCGCCGGTATGACCGTGATCGGCATCGATCTGGGCACTCGGAAGGTAGCCGTCGCGGTGCTCACCGGTGATGGGCTGCAGCGGGCTACCGCCTATGCGCCGGCCGAGGGCCTGAGCCGGGGCTACCAGCTGCTCGAGCTGGGCCGGTACGTGCACGACCAGGCGCTGTTCCACGATGCCGACCAGGTGTGGATCGAGGACGTGATCGTCGGGAACAACCACAAGTACTCGCTCCAGCTGGCCCAGGTGCTGGGCGCGGTGCTGGCTGCGCTGGGGGTGAGCCCGGCGGGCCTGGATGTCCGGCTGGTGGGCAACAAGGCCTGGAAGAAGGAGATCGTCGGGAACGGTAACGCCAGCAAGGACATGATCAGGAACTACATCGTTGACACTCATCCTGACTATGCTCTGCTGTGTGCCGATGACCAGGACAAGTACGACGCCACCTGCATCGGCCTCTATGGACTCGCCATCACCGACCGAGCCCGAGACCTCCGGCTGGCCGACGCACCCGAGTAGCCACTCGCTGGACTCCTGGCTGGACCTAACCGGGCAGCGGATGCCGGACAGCGACGACCAGCGCTGGGTCTCCTACAACGTGAAGGACCTGTACCCGGACTGGCAGGCCCGCGCGCACTGCGCGGGAGTGGGCATCGGCTACTACTTCGGCGAGTCCATCCAGCAGGTCCGGCGGGCCTCCAAGCTCTGCGACGTGTGCCCGGTGTTCTACGAGTGCCTGACCCATGCCCTGGTCAACCGGGAGGCCTACGGGGTCTGGGCAGGCACATCTGGGCGGATGCGCCGCCGGATCTTCAAGATGGTGGACACTGGGCAGACCACGGTGGCCGAGGTGGTGGAGGTGTTCAGGAGTGGCGAAGGTAACCGATATCGGGTCCCCGGGCCCGAGCAAGGGGCTGGCGAACCAGCCCCCGTCCGCGAGCCGTACGCCGACCTTGCCCCGGAGCCGGTCCCCCGAGAGGTTCTGGGAACGGGCTAGGGAGGCCTTCGACCTGCGCCTGGAGGGGCACTCGCCGGCGGACATCGCGGAGATCCTCTCGATCAAGCCCGCGGAGGTCAGTCAGCTGCTCACCGAGCTGTACGGGTTCGAGGCCGGCTTCCTGACCGACATCGAGCGGAAGACCGCGCTGGCCACCGAGGTGGCCCGCCTGGACAAGCTGCAGACCGCGGTCTGGCCCTCGGCGATGATGGGCGACCCGAAGAGCGTGGACTCCGCGGTGCGGATCATCATGGCCCGGGCCAAGATCACCGGCCTCGAGCAGGCCGACCCGGTGGTGAACAAGAACCTGGTGCTGGTGATGGGCGAGAAGGAAGAGGACTACATCAAGGCTCTGCGGAACGCCGGAGTGACAGAGCCGGGATGATGTAGACATGGCAGCCGCGTACGTGCCCATGGAGATCGACCAGGGCGAGGACTGGACCACCACGATCGTCTACACCGACGACTTCGATCAGCCGTACAACGTGATCGCGCCGTGCCGGATGGACATCAAGTCCAACCAGGGCGCGGTGCAGCTCTCGCTGTCCACCCCGGACGTGGAGCTCGAGGAGGGCTCCATCCCGGAGATCGGGATCAGCGAGGAGATCGGCCTGATCCAACTGCACATCGAGGACTCGGTGACCAGCAGCCTGATGCCTGGTACCTACCGGTACGACCTGTTCGTCACGGTGAACGACGGCAACGAGTACGCCGGCAACCAGATCCAGCGGCTGGTGGCTGGCACGGTGACCGTGAACCAGCGGGTGACGCTGCTATGAGGAGCGCATTCGGGGTAGAGCACGGTCAAGCGGTGGTCTGGAAAGCCGCAGGCTCATCGCGCGATCGGGCCGACGCCGAGCGCTACCGGAAGGTCGGCAACACGATGACCGGGATCGCCGGCACCTCGGGCGCACTGGGCGCGGCTACTGGCGGGATCAGCCTGGCCGAGCACAAGGGCAAGGACCCGATGGGCTTCATCCACACGATGGCCGAGGCCAAGGGCAGGAAGATCTCTCCGGCGGGTCAGGCCAAGATCCTGCGCACGGTCTCCCGGGCGCACGCTGGCCAAGCGGTCGGAGCCACCGGGCTGGCCCTGGGCGCTGGTGGGCTGGCGGCTGCCTACAAGAAGAAGCAGAAGAAGGCCCTGGGCGCACCAGCTGCGCTGGCCAAGAAGGACACCGGATCCAAGCTCGGCACCACCGCGGTCGGCGGCGCGGCAGTGGGCGCAGGTGGCTTCAATGCCCAGTACCTGGCTCGGCACGGAGTGGGCTGGCATCAGCGCACCGGCCGGGCTGCACATCACCTGATCGCCTTGCACAACATGGGCGAGGTAGGGCTGTCCAGCAAGGAGCTGGCCGCAGCCAAGAAGACCCGGCGGATCGCCGGCCGGGTGATCGGCCTCAAGGGCGGTGGCGCGGTGGCCTCGGCGGGGGTCGCAGCAGCCGGCGGTAAGGCCATCTACGATGCGACGAAGCCAAGGAAGGCCCAGCCATGAGAAGCGCGTTCGGGATCGACCACGGTGTGGTCTCCAAAGCCAGAGGCTCATCGAAGTGGTCCAAGGACCAGAAGGTGACCGCTGGCAGTACCGGTGCTGGTGCTGCCATCGGCGGTGTGGCCGCCCACAAGCTCACCCGAGGGTCCAAGGTGGGTGCTGCGGCTGGAGCCGGGCTGGGCGCGATGGCCGGCGGTTCGTTAGCCCCGGCGTCGAGGAAGAGCGCGAAGGCGTTCAAGCGTGAGTACAAGCGCAAGGGCTTCAACTGGGAGAAGAGGTCGTAGGCATGGCCAACGTGGTGAAGCTGGTCAACGGTGGCGCGATCCAGGTGCGCACCGGGGTGATCCAGGGCATCGGCCCGGTCGGTCCGCGCGGGGTCTCCGGACCCCAGGGCCAGCAGGGCGACCAGGGCCCGGTCGGCGAGACCGGCCCGATGGGCCAGATCCTGAGCGTGCAGGGGCGGACCGCGGTGACCACCACCAACGCCTTGGCCGCGAACACCGACACGCTGATCGCCTTCGGCGGGATCGACTACGACCTGCAGACCAACTTCTTCCCGAGCTCGTCCAACATCTACCTGACCGACGCCGGCGACTACCTGCTCAGCGTCTACCTGGCCTTCGATGACGGTGCGGCCGGTGGCCGGAGCGTCTGGTTCCAGTCGGTGAGCGGCGGGCTGATCGCCCGGTCCACCCGGCAAAGCGTGGCCGGCTCGGTGTTCTACACCGACCTGTCCTTCCCCTGGCGGTCCAAGCTCGGCAACGAGACCATCAACGTGCTGGCCCGCTCCTCGGTGGCCCTGAACGTCTCGGCCGGCGCGCTCACGGTGACCAGGGTGGGCTCCGGTCCGAAGGGCGACATCGGCCTGGTCGGCCCGCAGGGACCTCCGGGAGCCACCGGGGCTCAGGGCCCGACCGGTCCGGCCGGCGCTCCGGGCGGCGCGTACGCCACCTACAACCAGCTGGTCGGGCACTAGCATTCAGCCATGACCTACGCGCAGGCCCAGTCCTCGAGGCTGGGTCAGCGAGTTGCGCCGGAGACCACCTACGTGCAGATCTTCGACGTGGACCCGGCCACCGAGACCGCGGACCTGGTGGAGGCGGCCTGGCCGGGGATGCTGGTCTACCGGCAGGACCGCTCGATCCTGCAGATCTACGACGGCACGGCCGGGGCCTGGGCCGATGTCGCGGGTGGAGTGGCCGGCCAGCTCACCTACGTCGGCCCGGTAGAGCCCACCGGTGGCCCGTTCAACGTCGGTGATGTCTGGTACGACGACTCCAACGGCTATGCCCAGTACATCTGGAACGGCACCGCCTGGGTGCCCTCGGGCGGGGTGCACACCTTCCAGAACCCGGGCTTCTTCGACCTGGACGGTGATCCGGACACCCCGCCGGCCTACATCGAGCCGGTGGCCATCGCGGTGGGGGACATCTGGTACCAGATCGATGACGGCAACCGGCCTCGGCGCTGGGACGGCACCAACTGGGTGGACGCCAAGGACCCGAACACCCAGATCGTGGAGGCGGTCGCGGGCAACGTCACCGCCATCGACGCGCTGAGTCAGACGGTCAACGAGCTGGCCATGGTGGCTACCTCGGCGGACAACACCGCGGACACCGCCGATGGCCGGGTCTCGATGTCGGACTACAACCCGGGCACCGACGACATCCTCTACGACCAGGTGAAGGACCAGATCGACCCGGACACCGGAGCGATCGTCCCGGTGACCGTCTCGGTGTCCCGGCAGAACGGCTCGATCTGGTTCACCCGGACCCGGCCACGCGCGAACCTGTGCACCAACCCGTCCTTCGAGGTCAGCCTGGTGGACTGGAACGGCGTGGCGGCCACCATCTCCCGGGTCACCGACCCCCATGAGATCGCCGGCGACTGGACCATGCAGGTCAGCAACGACGCCTCGGCCGCCGACCACTACACCCGGTGGAACCCGGTGGTCGGCCAGCCCTGCGTGCCCGGTGAGATCTACACCGCCTCGGCCTTCGCGGAGCTGGTCAGCGGCACCGGGCTGGGCGTGCACATGGCGCTGGCCTGGTACGACGCGACCAACACCCTGATGACCACCACGGCTGGAGACCCGCTGGACCTGGTGACCAACTCCTGGGACCCGGCGCTGGCCGGCACGATGGCCGAGCCCCGGATGAAGGTGACCGGCACGGTGCCGGCTGGGGCGGCCTTCCTGCGCGCCCGGGCGATCAGCCCGGCGGCCAACGTGAACGATGTCTGGCGCTGCTCGGCGGTGCTGGTCGAGCAGGAGGACGACCTGGGCCGGTACTTCGACGGTGCCTCCTACGACGGGCACTGGGACGGCACCGCGCAGGTCTCCACCTCCTACCTGTCCGGGGACAAGATCATCGCGATCTGGGAGCTGCGTGACCAGTCCTGGATCCAGAAGTACCTGACCTCGGAGACCCTGTTCAACCTGGACGCCAGCAAGCTGGTCGGCTCCCTGAACGCCGGCATCCTGAGTCCGAACACCCTGAACGCCAACGCCCTGGTCGCCACCTCGGTGACCGCCTCGGAGAGCCTGAGCGCCGGAGACATCGTGAACGTCTGGAACAGCAGCGGCACCTTCCGGGTCCGCAAGGCCTGCGCCTACCCGGGCCAGCAGTACGAGGCGCACGGGTTCGTGCTGGACGCGGTGAGCTCGGGGCAGAGTGTGTCGGTCCACCACGTGGGCTACAACTCGTTCCGGTCCGGGCTGGCCCCCGGGGCGCAGTGGGTGTCCACTGTTGCTGGGCAGGTCACCAACACCCCGCCCACCTCAGTGGGCTCGATGGTGCAGCGGATCGGATTCGCGCCCGCCTCGGGAGTGCTGAACTTCGAGCCGATGGCTCCTATCCGGATCATCTAGGACATACATGGCGATCGACTGGGGAGCGTGGGAGTACTCCGGCGGCAACGGGATGCGGGTCGGGGTCGATGTCAGCGTCGCCCCGGGAGCCGGCGGCCCGGTGGTGAACACCACCAGCTACGTGGTGTTCAGTGTGGACTACTGGACGGAGAACCAGCACACCTACGGGGACACCCAGACCCTGAACCTGGGCGGCTCGATCGGTGGCTCGATCACCTTCACCAACAACGACGGAGCCACCGCGCAGAAGCGTGGCACTCGGACCTACACCTACTCCTACGACTCCAACGACTACGGCAGCTCGCCGGGCAACCGGACCTTCTCGGCCACCCTGAGCGGTGCCTACAACGGGGTCACCCCATCCAGCTCGCACACCACCGCGATCCCGGCTCGGCCCTACGACAACCCGGATCCGGTCACCGCGGCCACCCTGAGCCGGGTCAGCGACGAGACCAACAAGGTCAGCTGGGTCAACCACGACACGAATGGCAAGCCCTACACCAAGGTGTACGTGGACCGGTTCATCTACGACTACGGCACATACCCGGGCCAGCCCTGGACCACGGTGAGCACCGCTGCCGGGACGGCCATCTCCTACTCCGATGCCGGGGCGATCCCGAACCGGAAGTGGGAGTACCGGATCAAGCCGTGGAACTCGGCCGGCTACTCGGCCTCCTATGACTTCACCAACGTGCTGTGGACCTCACCGGCGGTGCCCACCGCGCTCACCCTGGACCCGGTGTTCTCCGACTGGGTGGTCGGCTGGACCAACAACACCTACTACTCCGAGTACGTCACCGAGATCTGGCACGCCGCGGATGGGGTCTGGGACCTCACCGCGCTGGGCACCCGGCCGGCTGGCCCACCGAACAGCCTGACCAGCTTCCAGCATGTCGGCGCGGCGAGCGGGGTCCGGCACAAGTACCGGCTGCGCACCAAGACCAGCACGGGCACGGTGCTCTACTCCGCCTGGTCCGCGGAGACCCCGGAGACCGCTGGTACCAGCACCGCCCCGAATGCTCCGACCAACCTGTCCCCGAGCGGCAGCACGGTCTTCGACCCGACCCAGCCGATCGTGTTCACCTGGCAGTACAACACCACCGACGGCTCGGTGCAGACCAGCTTCTCGGTCCGGCACCGAGTGGTGGGCTCGCCCACCTGGACCACGGTCCCGCAGGTGACCGGCACCCCGGGCACGGACCACACCTACACGCTGCCGGCCGCCAGCTACGGCAACGACCAGAGCGTCGAGTGGCAGGTGATGACCTGGGGCTCGAGCACCACCGGCTCGGCCTGGTCGGCCTCCGCGGTGTTCGTCACCCAGCCGGTGGTGCCCAAGAAGTACCCGATGTACCTGGACATCACCAGTGGCCGGATGGTCGCGGACAGTGCTCCGGTCACGGTGCCGTACGCCGCCAGGTACCTGGCAGTCGGGCAGAGCGTGCCGAACACCACCTTCACGGTGATCAAGTGGGACACCGACATCAGCCCGGCGGTCGGGATCACCTACAACGCCGGCACCGGGGAGTTCACCGTCCCCGACGATGGCGTCTACGTGGTCACCGCCAGCCTGGGGTTCGTCTCGAACGCCACCGGCTCCCAGCGGGTGATCTCGCTTTACCTGAACGGCGCGTCGGTTCAGCAGGTCAGTGGCACCCCAGGCGGTGGTACCGCGATCCCGGTGGTCACCGTGGCGGTCGCGCTGTCCTGCACAGCCGGGGACAAGCTGTCTATCTACGGCTGGCAGAACTCCGGTGCTCCGCTGTCCACGGTGGGCGGCGCGATCTACATGCGGGTCAGCATCGTCAAGATGGTCCCGGGAGCTCCGGGCAGTGGTGGTGGCGGTGGGGGCAGCGGGGGAGCTCCCAGCGGCGCGGCGGGTGGAGACCTGGCTGGCTCCTACCCGAACCCGGTGCTGAAGGCTGGCTCGGTGACCGCGGACAAGGTGGCCACCGGCGTGTTGAACTACACCTTCACCCAGGCAGTGGCAGCGGCTACCTGGGTGATCGACCATCCGCTGCCGTACCGGCCCAACGTCGCGGTGGTGGACTCCACCGGCCGGCGGGTCGAGGGTGATCTGGTCTATACCGACGCCGACACTGTGACCGTCACCTTCTCCGCGGCCTTCGCGGGTTCGGCGTACCTGAGCTAGGAGCACACATGGCACGCGCCTTCTACACCCCCATCGACCTGGGCCAGAACGAGCTGCAGAACGCCAAGGTGCAGAACCTGGGCTCGGCTCCCTCGAGCCCGGTCAAGGGCCAGCTGTACTACAACTCCACCGGTGGCAACGACACCCTGTACTGGTGGGACGGCACCACCTGGCAGTCCGCCAAGGGCGGTAGCTCGTTCCCCGGCTACGGCGCGGTGATCTCCGAGCAGTCCTTCGGGGTCACCACGGACAGCGGTAGCGCGACCACCGTCTCCCGCTCGGACCACACTCACGGCTCCCCGACGCACACTGCCGCGGCGCACTCGCTGATCAAGCTCAGCGACCTGGCCCAGCCCACCGCGGCGATCCAGATGAACGCCCAGCGGATCACTGGGCTGGCCGACAACCCGCCGGTGGGTACCGACGCGGCGAACAAGAACTACGTGGACTCGGTGGCCCAGGGCCTGGACGCCAAGGCCTCGGTGCGGGCGGCGACCACGGCGAACATCACCCTGTCCGCCCCACAGACCATCGACACGGTGTCGGTGATCGCCGGGGACCGGGTGCTGGTCAAGAGCAACACCGCGCCGGCGGAGAACGGCATCTACCTGGTGCAGGCCGGAGCCTGGACCCGAGCCATCGACATGGACTCCTGGACCGAGGTGCCGGGCGCGTACACGTTCGTGGAGGAGGGTGGCCAGGCCGACACCGGCTGGCTGTGCTCGTCCAACGCCGGCGGCACCCTGGGCACCACGGCGGTCACCTGGTCGCCGCTGCCCGGTGCCGGTGCGCTCACCGCTGGTGCTGGTCTGACCAAGACCGCGAACACCATCGATGTGATCGGCACTTCGGGCGGCGGGCTGACCGTCAACGCCGACGACATGGGGGTCACCTGGGGCGGCTCGGGAGCTGCGGCCACGGTGGCTCGCAGCGACCACACGCACTCCTACGCGGCCACCAGCACCGCGATCAACACCACGGCCCCACTGACTGGTGGCGGCGACCTGAGCGCGAACCGGACCCTGGCGGTGAACACCTTCGGCTCCGCCCAGGCGGGCGTGGTGCCGCTCTCCGGTGGCGGCACGGTGAACTTCCTGCGCGCGGACGGCACCTGGACCACGCCGGCCGGCGGTGGGTCGATGAACAAGACCGCGGCGGACTGCGCGGCGGCGACCAGCACGGTGGTCTCGCACACCCAGGGCCAGGACTGCACGGTGTCGGTGTACCGGAAGACCACTCCCTGGGACGAGGTGGACTGCGACATCGAGCACACCTCGGCCACGTCGGTGACCGTGCGATTCGCGGTCGCGCCTACTGCAGCCCAGTTCCGGATTGTGGTGACCGGCTGATGGCTCGGGAGATGCAGGTCCCGCTCAAGCTGCCGGGCAACCCGGTCAACGCCCTGGAAGCTGCTCCCAAGCAGTACGTGGACGTGGGTGGCGCGGTGACCACGGCCTGGACCACGCTACCCAGGATCAGCGGGGCGACCTTTTCCTCAGGTGTGTGTGAGTACATGGTGCAGAGCGGTCAGGTGTTCGCCCGGTTCAACAACCTGGTGCTGTCCTCGGCCATCGCGGTGGGTGCTGGTGGTGGTATGACCAACAACATCTGGGGGACCATCCCCGCCGCTGCCCGGCCTACGGTCACCGGGGTGTTCATGAGCTCGCTGGGTGCGAACATCGCGATGTGCTACCTCACCAACGCCGGCGAGGTGTGGCTGACGGTGGCCGAGTCCACCGGCTCGGCTCGCTCGGTGGCCGTGGGGGCGTCCTTGAACGGCTGCTCCAACGGCTTCCCGCTGGCGTAGGGGGTGCGAGCAGATGGGGGGAGCCGATGAGCGACAAGGTACGGCTGAGGTTGCTCATCGTGATCGCCTTCGTCTGGGTGATGAACATGATGGTGTTCCCGTTGATGCTGCGTAAGTACCACTATGTCCCGGATCCAGGGGTGAACGCGATCTTCGCGATCGCCGCCGGCGCGGTCTACTCGGCCAGTCGGTCCAAGGGAGGCAAGGATGAGTAGCGCCTGGGTGCACTATGTGCTGTCCGGTCTGGTCTGGACGGTGGTCGGTCTGGTGACCGGGGTCGGGCTCGGCTACTGGCTGGGCACCCACGACAAGACCGAGAAGGAGCGCAAGCACTTCTGGGATCTGCTGGTCGGTGGGGTGCTGATGCTGCTCGGCCTCGGGCTGGTCACCCAGCAGGCGGTCCAGCAGCGCCGGGCCACCGAGGAGCGCGAGTGCCTGGGCCGGATCTCCACCTCCGACGTGAGCTTCGAGGTACGCCAGACCGATGCCGTGACCAACTACCTGCACGCCCTGCAGCAGCAGCACCTGACCACTGCCGACCCGAAGGCCGATCCGGTCGTGGAGGCGTACCTCGAGACGCTGCGGCAGATCAACCAGGACCGGCAGACCTCACTGGGCCCGGACGCCTGTGCAGACTGAGCCCAGTAGCGGCGGATGAGACGATCTGAGCAGAGGAGGAACCATGCCGACCAACACTCCGATCCAGGCCTTCCGGATCCCAGCAGGTGCTGACGACCCGGATGTCGTGGACGACATCACCCAGCTCGCCAAGGCCATCGAGAAGCGGGTGGTGGGCGTCTATGCCACCGCCGCGGCCCGGAACACCGCGGTCTCCGGGCTGGTCGAGGAGGGCATGTTCGCCTTCCTCAAGGACACCAACGCGCTCACCTACTACGACGGTGCGGCCTGGGTATCGTTCGCCCCGGGCAGTTTCAAGATCGCCTCCGGGCCCACGGTGCCGACCAACGCCGACCCGACGTACGCGAACGGCGACGTGTTCTTCAAGATCTGATCCGGGCTTTATGAAGTTTAGGGTGGTTTAGGCGTGACCCTGCACATCAAGGACGAGAACGGCGTCTGGCAGCTGGTCCAGCGTCCCTACGTCCGGCGCAACGATGTCTGGGTGGCGGCCTCGCAGGCCTGGATCAAGCAGGCCGGGATCTGGAAGCAGGCCTACGACTACGACGTGACCCCGCCGAACCCGCCGGAGATCACCCTGACCGTGATCGAGGACTTCGACAAGGTGAACGGCGCGAACGTGCTGAAGACCCGCTACATCAAGGTCGGCACCCGGCTGCCCGGGGCCAGCAACGACCCGGACGCCCGACTGACCCGGGTGCTGACCAACTACGCCGGCAAGCCGCCGTCCACCCAGTTCGGCGGCACCTACACCGCCACCGCGGACAAGGACTGGACCGGCGAGCCGTGGAGCGAGTGGCGCTACAACGCCTACGGCAACCACAACGACACCTCGGCCTACACCTACAAGCAGTGGCCGCCCAACGTGGGAGCCGGGTACACCATCCCCGGCGACCGGGACTACTTCTTCGGTGGCTGGTCGCTGGACAACTCCGGGAACTGGAGCACCGTCAACCAGGCCTCGATCCACATCCCGAAGGACTCGGTGGGCACCGCGAACGTGGTGGTCAAGGAGGCCCGGTTCCAGCCGAACTCCTCGGGATCCTGGCGGGCCTCGGCCGGCTGGGCCAGCGGGGACCTGATCCAGCAGGGCTCGCCGCGCTCCTTCGGGGTCTGGTTCCACGGTCACCAGTTCACCGACTCGATCGGTGCCCAGGGCGCGCCGACCATCCGGAGCGCCCAGATCTACATCCGCCGGGAGGGTGCGGCCGAAGACCTCGGCTCGGCGACCGCCGACCTCTACCTGTACTGGCACACCTACCCGGGGATCGCCAACCTGCCGAACCCGGCGGTCAGCGGGCTGGTGGTCAACGAGGTCACCAAGCTGACCACCACCGCCGGGGGTGGCCGGCTGGCCAAGGGCGAGGGCCGGTGGTTCACCCTGCCGGCGGCGTTCTCGGACAACCTGAACACCCAGGTCAAGGGGATGGGGCTGTACTGGAAGGATCCGGTCAAGGCCTCCGCGTTCCCCACCGACTACTCGAAGATCGTCTCCACGTCTGCGGCGCTGCGCTGCGGCGAGGTGCACGTGGTGTGGGAAGAGAAGCTGTAGGGCACTGTAGGTCCACCAACGAGAGAGGGAAGTCATGGTCAAGGACAGGGAAGTACCGCAGGAGACCGAGCCCACCGGGCAGAGCACCGGCGAGGAGACCGAGCCGCTGGCCGAGGAGGAGGACGAGTTCCTCGGCGTGCCCGGGCAGATCCAGTACCCGGACCCGGAGGTGCAGGCCGAGCAGGCCGGTGACTTCGTGGCCGGCAAGACCGACAGCCTCTACCCCGACGACGAGGAGGGCACTCGGTCCGGCTGGCAGAACCCGGCGGACCGCCCGGAGGAGGAGCGGACCGTGGACGAGGACGACCAGGCTCCCGAGCAGACCGAGCCGGAGGCCCAGCGGTGACCCAGCAGCCCCAGGACGAGGTGGACCCGGAGTACGAGGACCTCTACGACCCGAGTGCCGAGGTGGAGGTCGAGGACGTGGACGACCTCGGCGACGACGCGCCGGTCGATGGCGACGACGCCGCACCGACCCTGCCGGATGAGGCTACTGTCGAGTACGACGCGGACCTCGATGATCCCGACGACGACACCACCGGGCACGAGAACGACGTGGAGGACGCCTGATGAGCAACCCGATCCCGCCGTACACGATCACCACCCCCTTCGGGAAGCGGGGCTCGTGGGCGGCTGGCTACCACACCGGTGACGACTACTCCACCAAGGGCAAGCAAGGCGTCCCGGTGCGGGCAGCCAAGGCGGGCAAGGTGGTCGGGCTGGGTTCGTGGGGCTCGGCCTACGGCAAGCACATCGTGCTGCAGACCACCACGATCCGGCACGGCTACTGCCATCTGTCCCGGATCCGGGTCAGCGTCGGGCAGAACGTGAAGAAGGGGCAGGTCATCGGCTACTCCGGGAACACCGGGAACAGCACCGGCCCGCACCTGCACTACGAGGAGCGGCGCTCCCCGTACAAGTACGCGAACCACCGCAAGCCGGTCTACAACCGGGAGGCCTGATGCCCGTCTCGCAGAACGGCTACGAGGTCCTGGACAAGGACACCTCGGGCCCCTGGCCGCATCTGCGGGAGTGGACCATCCCCGGGGTGAAGCGGCGGATCCTGCTCCGGGACGGCTCGGCGGGCTTCCTGCTGATCCACCTGGCGCTGTGGTTCGACCAGGTGCTCGAGGACATCGACCAGGGCGTGGACGACTGGGGTTGGTCGCCGCGCAAGATCAGTGGGTCCAGCAGCTGGTCCAATCATGCCTCGGGCACCGCGATGGACCTCAACGCCACCAAGCACCCGCAGGGCCAGTCCCCGTCCCGCTCGTTCAGCACCCAGAACATCACCGCGATCCACACCCGGCTGGCCCTGTACAAGAGCTGCCTCAAGTGGGGCGGGGACTACCGGACCACCAAGGACTCGATGCACTGGGAGATCGACCGGGGCAGCGCGCTGGTGGTCAAGATGGCCCAGTCCCTGGTGGACAGCCCGCGCGGCAAGGCCGTGCTCTCGGCCAACCCGGGCGCTCGGGAGATCATCCTCTAAGGAGGCACCATGCTCGAGACCAAGGTGTCGGTGGGAGCCGGCGCTGCCGGGATCACCGGCCTGGTGATGTGGGCGCTGGGTGAGTTCGTGTTCACCGGCGGAAACGTGCCGAACGAGGTGGTCACCTTCGTGGCCTGGCTGGTGCCGGCGCTGGTCGGTCTGGCCGCGGGCTACCTGGCTCCGCATACCCCGCGGCCGGATCTGCCGGTGGCCACACCTCCGGCTCCACCGGTTGTGCAGTGAGCATCCGATGCCGAGGGCGTGCACGGTCACCGGGTCCTTCACCACTCGTGTGGGGGTCGCCGGCCAGGGCCTGGTGCAGTTCACCCCCAGACGGCTCTGGGTGGTCCGGGACGGGATCCACTGGGCCTGCCTGGCCCCGCAGGTGTGGCTGGACTACGCCGGCTGCTTCACGGTGCAGGTCACGGCCACCGACAACGACGCGATCAGCTGGGACTACGAGATCCGCACGCCGGCCGGTACCTTCCGGGTCCCGATCCCCTGGAGCGAAGCCGGCTGGAGCCTACGGGAGCTGATCGATGAGCATCATCCTGGCCCGCGGCCCCCGCACCGACGATGAACTCTACGAGCTGGTCAAGGCACTGTGGGGGATCACCATCCCCCGGCACAAGGTCTGCAGCGACCACGACGCGCCGTTCGACGCCTTCTCGGCCGCCTACTTCCGGCGGATGCCCTCGATCCTGATCCACGGCTCGCGTGGGCTGAGCGGCAAGTCCCGGCTGATGTCCATCCTCGGGCTGACCGTGGCCGCGGTGCTGGGCTCGGATGTGAACATCGTCGGCGGCTCGCTGAACCAGTCGATCAACATCCACAACACCATCCGGAACGCCTGGGAGTCCGAGAACGCCCCGCGCTATCTGGTCCGGGAGGAGACCGCGACCCGGATCAAGCTGACCAACAAGTCGATCATCATGCCGCTGACCGCCTCCCAGAAGTCGGTGCGTGGCCCGCACCCACCGTCCTTGCTGCTGGACGAGATCGATGAGATGGACCTGGAGATCTTCGACGCCTCGCTGGGCCAGCCGATGCCCCAGGAGAACTGGAAGGGCGACATCATCCGGCCGATGACGGTGATGACCTCCACCTGGCAGTACCCGGACAAGACCTTCGCCGAGGTGCAGCAGCGGTTCATCGACCGCGACGACAAGATCTTCCGGTGGTGCTACCTGGACACCTCCAACCCGATCGACGGCTGGCTGGACCAGGAGACCATCGAGCAGAAGCGCAAGGAGATCCCCGCCGAGATGTGGCGGGTGGAGTACGACCTGGGCGAGCCGTCCATCGGCAACCGCGCCATCGACTCGGCGGCGGTGGAGGAGATGTTCAGCCTGCCCGAGCAGACCATCCGGCAGTCGGTGGCCAAGGAGAAGCAGGAGTACCGGTTCGAGGAGCCGAAGAGCGACCGGGAGTACGTGATCGGCGCGGACTGGGCGCAGTCCCAGGACTGGACGGTGATCAGCATCGTGGACGTGAGCGTCTTCCCGGTCCACGTGGTGCACTGGCTGCGGATGCGCCGGCACCCGTACCCGGTGATGATCGGGCACTTCAACCGGCTGATGAAGGAGTACAACGCCGAGGGCATCCACGACGCCACCGGGCTGGGTGCGGTGGTCGCCGACTACGTGGACCGCCGGGCCCGGGGCTTCCTGATGACCGGTGCGAACCGGGACAACATGCTCAGCGAGTACATCTCCAGCGTGGAGAACGGCCGCTGGCGGGCTCCCCGGGTGCCGGTGTTCTACAAGAACCACCTCTACGCCTCGGTGGAGATGATCTACGCCCGGGGCAAGGAGTACCACCTGCCGGACGAGATCTGCTCGATGGCGCTGTGCTGGCGGCTGGTGAGCAAGCGGGCCATCCCGGCGCACCCGATCGTGGTGGCCGGCAACAACGACCCGACCTGGATGGAGCGGGAGATGGCCGAGAACGCCGACGCCAAGCGCAAGCCCGGGAACTGGACGGTAGGCGGGGTGGAGAACAAGTCGAACGAGGCAGCCCAGGAGTTCAACCTGATGGTGTGAGTGACAGCGACGGGATGATGAAGACATGGCTGACGTGAGACTGCCCCAGGGCGACATCTCCACCTGGGACGAGGACAACGCTGGGGATGAGGTCCCCAAGAACGTCGGCCCGATGACCGAGCTCGGTGTCACCGGGGTCAAGCGGGTCTCCGGGTACATCGATGAGGAGTTCCTGCCGGCGCTGCGCGGCCGCAAGGCGGTCCGGGTCTACCGGGAGATGGCGGCCAACGACTCGATGGTCGGCGCGATGCTGTTCAGCATCGACAAGCTGATCCGCGAGGTGGAGTGGAAGGTGCTGCCCGCCGACCAGTCCGAGGAGAACCTGCTGGCCCAGGAGTTCCTCGAGTCGAACATGGAGGACATGAACGAGCCCTGGGACGGGTTCATCGGCGAGGTGCTCTCCGAGCTCACCTACGGCTGGTCCTGGCACGAGATCGTCTACAAGCGCCGGCTGGGCCCCTGGCAGAAGGACCCGACCAAGCGCTCCAAGCACAGCGACGGGCTGATCGGCTGGCGGAAGATGCCGATCCGCGCCCAGGAGACCCTGATGCGCTGGTCCTTCGATGAGACCGGCGGGATCCGGGCGATGATCCAGATGGCCCCGCCCCGGTACCAGACCACGGTGATCCCGATCGAGAAGTCGATCCTGTTCCGGACCGCGATCGCCAAGGGCAACCCGGAGGGCCAGTCGCTGCTGCGCACCGCCTACCGGTCCTGGTACTTCAAGAAGCGCCTGGAGGAGTTCGAGGCGATCGGCGTGGAGCGGGACCTGGCCGGGATGCCGGTGGGCCGGGTGCCCGCCGACTACCTGACCGCGGCCAAGGGCACCCCGCAGGCGAAGACCGTGGACGCCTTCCGGAAGATGGTCCGTGGGGTGCGCCGGGACGAGAACGAGGGCCTGGTGCTGCCCACCCAGTACGACCCGGACACCAAGCAGCCGCTCTTCGACTTCGAGCTGATGAGCTCGGGAGGCACCCGGCAGTTCGACACCAACTCGATCATCCAGCGCTACGAGCAGCGGATCCTGATGAGCGTGCTGGCCGACTTCATCATGGTCGGGCACCAGGACACCGGCTCCTACTCGCTGCACACCGACAAGACCGGGATCTTCCGGGCCGCGCTGAACGCGATCACCAAGGGCATCGCGGACACCCTGAACCGGTACGCGGTGCCCCGGCTGTTCGCGGTGAACGGCTGGAAGCTCGATCAGCTGCCCCGGTTCGAGCCGACCAACGTGGACCCGCCGGCGCTGGACCAGCTGGCCGCGTTCATCTCGGCCACCGCTGGGGCCGGCATGCAGTGGTTCCCGGACCCGGAACTGGAGAAGTACGTCCGGGAGATCGCCCGGCTCCCGGAGATGACGGATGAGGACATCGACTACAAGCGGGCGATGCTCGAGCAGCAGCAGGCGATGGAGTTCGCCGGTGGCCAGATGGAGATGCTCGGGATGAAGCAGAAGGCGGAGATGACCGCCCAGGGCTTCTCCCCGGAGCAGGCCCAGATGCACTCCGAGCAGCCCACCGCCGAAATGCAGCAGCAGTACGCGGTGGACGGGGCGACCTCCGAGCAGGAGGCCGAGGCGGCCCGGCGGCTGCACCCGGTGGGTCAGGCCGACCAGGCGGACGCGCAGATGCAGATGCAGATCGAGCAGAGCCGGGAGGAGATGAAGAACGCTCCGCCGCCGGCAGACCCGAACGAGGACAAGCGGGCGCGCCGTGATCAGGTCAAGGCCGACCAGCAGGAGAAGTACGCTGCGACCGGACACAAGCGGGAGACCGAGAAGATGAAGCTCGCCGACCAGCTGGCCGAGCGCAAGCACAAGCGGGACATCGGGGTGCTGCGGGAGAAGAAGAAGCAGATCGGCCGGCCGGACCGGCGGCAGCCACCGCCGAAGAAGACTCCACCGAAGGGGAAGTGAGATGCCCTACGCGAGCAAGGCACAGCGGGGCTACCTGCACGCCCACCCGGAGATCACCGACAAGAAGGGCCACCCGGTTGCGGCTAAGTGGGACGCCGAGATCCACGCCGCCAAGAAGCGGAAGGTCCGCAAGAACCGGAGCGATGGCTGGCTGAAGCCGGTGGTGGCCGGCACCCTGGCCGGTGGGCTGGCCAACCAGTTCCCGCGGGTCCAGGACGTGGAGCGGTCGCGGAAGAAGAAGAGGAAGGGCGTGGCCAAGCGGCTGGACGCCCCGACCTGGCCGGACGACGGGTTCTTCAACGCCAAGGCGGCTCAGCAGGCCTACGACCTGGTGATGAAGATGGACCTGGACTCGGCTCAGATGTTCACCACGATGGTGGTCTCGAACGCGCTGGAGACCGACATCGAGGCCAACCGGCACACCCTGCAGAAGCACCTGGACGAGGTGATCGAGTACCGGCTGGCCGACCTGAAGCGGGCCACCATCCGGGTGGTGGGCAAGTCAGGAGCCTCGTCCGAGGGCGACTCGCAGGAGCAGATCGACTTCGCCACCGCGGTCGCCCGAGTGGAGGCGATCTGCAAGTCCGGCCCGGTCAGCAAGGTCCTGACCCCGCAGGACTACGGCTGGGTGTTCCGGGAGGACCAGATCCGCCGGGACCCGGGCAGTGGGCAGTTCCAGACCAAGGTCAAGCACACCCAGAAGCAGCCGATCCAGGACAAGGTGGCCAGCTCGATGGGGATCGTGCCGCACCCGGTGGGGCAGGGTCCGGACAAGAAGAACCGGTTCACCACGGCGCAGAAGGCTCAGTACCAGGACGAGTACCGACAGCTGGCCAACTTCCTGGGCTCGGTGGCTCAGTCCACCCCGAACTCCGGGGACACCAAGATCGACCTGCACTTCGAGGACAAGAACGGCAACCAGTGGATCGAGCCGGCCCGCAGCACCCGGCCCGAGGCGATGATGCTGGACCCCCGGGACCGGACCCTGCGCGGGATCACCGCCGCTCCGAGCAGCCTGAACGTGGGCGGGATGGCCTTCGGGCTGGCTGGTGCGCTGGGTGGTGGGATGTCCCCGCAGCGGGTCGCCCAGGTCAACGCCGGCGCGGCGGAGATGCCGACGTTCGCGCAGTCCTGGACCCAGCGGTACAGCGACACCGACACCAACGCCCGGCTCTACGGTCGGATGTCGGCCGGCGGGAAGTTCCTCGCCCAGGTCGCCCCGGCCGGCTCGAAGGCGAATCTGGCCGGGCACTTCGGCAACTTCGTGGGCGAGTACGGGCCGCAGGCCGAGGCAGTGATCGGGCCGACCGCGCGCAAGACCGCCTACCGGTACCGGGGCACCGAGAAGACCCCGGACCCGACGATGGTGCGCGACTACGAGGTCGCGGTGCGCAACGCGATGTCCCAGCGCGGCTTCGATGAGGACGCGACCAAGGCCACCAAGGTCGCCCAGAACCGGGCGGTCCGGGCCAAGATCAACCAGGTCGCGGAGGAGACCAACACCCCGGTCGATGCGGTCAAGCTCACCAACGAGCAGCGGGTCGAGGCGCTGAACTCGGCGAAGAGGACCGTCGCGGCAGCCGGTGCCAGCACCAGTCCGACCTGGGAGGAGCAGAGCGTCGCGTCCTCGGCGATCATGAACTACCTGCGCGCGATCCCCGAGAAGGGCGGCACGGCTCCGAGGAAGGGCCTGTACAACCTGCAGCTGGCGGCCGGGAACACCCCGCCGTCCGAGGGCGTGATCCTGGACCGGGACGGCCGGATCGTCACCCAGGCGGTCGGCTACGGCGACGACCACTACCTGCCGTTCAACCTGAAGAACCTCAAGGGTCTGAAGGGCGGCTCCTACATCCGGAACCGCTCGGTGGGCGGGCTGACCAGCGAGGACATCTACACCGGGCTGGTCACCGGGGCCCGGCGGGTCACCGTGGTCTCGAGGTCGGGCACCTTCACGATGGAGTTCGAGCCGGACTTCCGGGGTGGGCGTCGGCACAACGACAAGGCGAAGCGGATGACCCAGCGCTACGAGCAGCTGCTGGACGCCGTGCAGTCCGAGCAGGTGGAGCGTCAGGGCATCGATCCGGAGATGCGCGAGGTGATCACCCAGAAGGTCAAGGCGCGGGCTGCGCAGTTCCCCAATGCCTTCACCGGGAGGGAGATCCGGGAGGAGATCAAGAGGAAGGAAGAGGAGTACAAGGCCAGCCCGGACCTCGATGACACGTTCGATGAGTACATCCACATGATCGTGAACAACCGGACCGTCGGTCTGAACGAACCGGACCGCAAGGCGATCGAGGCCACGGTGCGGAACCAGCAGGCCAAGGAGAAGGAGTACAAGTTCCGGCTGAACGGGGCCGGCTATGCCGACGCCCTGGAGGGTCTGCGCGAGCAGTTCCCCTACTACATCAAGGTCAACTCGGTGCCGACCAAGGACCCGGAGCGGCATGAGACCGAGCGGGACCAGGGCTACGTGGAGCCTGGCCGGTTGCGGCCCACCGAGGCCACCGTCGGCCTGTTCGGGTCCCAGCGGGTGAACAGGTACTCCGGGAAGGGCAGCAAGATCTCCGCGGCCGAGGCGAACTACGCCAAGCCGTTCATCGCCGAGCGGCGGGCCGCGACTGCAGCTCCGGAGACCACCGAGACGACCGAGACGCCGGCGGCCACTCCGGCTGCCCCAGCCGACACTCCGGCTGCCGCAGGGGCCACCCCGGCGGCCACTTCGGCTCCGACCACGGTCGGCGAGGCCCTGGAGCAGGCCACCTACGAGGACAAGGCGACCGAGCTGCAGCAGCAGATCCAGCTCCACCTCAACCTGAAGAACGACCCGGATGCGGTGAAGTGGCACGGTCTGGGCCCGGCAGAGTTCCGAGGGTTCCTGCAGAACAAGGACAACCTGGCCGACTTCGATCTCTACGTGACCCAGCGCGCGGCCGAGATGCTCGCCTTGAGGCCCCAGCTCCGCGAGCCGCTGAACGGCTACACCCAGGCCTCCGGCCGGCTGGGCCAGAAGCCGTACGAGCGGATCCTGGGCGAGCAGTGGCTCCCGAAGCCGTACGCCTTCCCGGATGGCGGCAAGGCCTACCAGGCCGGGGCGGATGACGCGACCCGGCACACCGAGATGGAGCGGATCGGGGCGGGCCGACCGGGCATCGTCAACGTGAAGCCGCTCGCCCAGATGACCGACAGGGAGCTCGAGCAGGAGGTGATCGCGGTCGGTCAGGTCCGGCGGGCACTCTCCGGTCTGACCAACCCCACCATGGAGCAGAAGACCGAGGCCATGAAGGCTGCCCTGAAGGGCGTGAACACGACCTCGCCGAGCATGGGCGTGCTCGCCACCGCCGACACGATGGACGCCTACCTGGAGACGGTGCACCGGACCCGGGCGGTCAACATCGGGGTGCCGGACGCCGAGCGGGGCTGGCAGGTGGAGCACACCGAGAACCCGCTCCCACCGGAGCAGGCCGCTGCCGAGCAGGAGGATGTCGGGGACCGGCGCGAGCGGCTGGTCTACCTGGCCGAGAAGACGGCGGCGCTGCACCCGGCGGACTCCGAGGAGTACAAGAAGCTGACCCAGCTCAAACTGGACCTGGAGATGCAGGCGGACCGGATCCGGACTCCCAAGGCGCTGGAGGGGGTGCAGGCCACCAACAAGGACGCCCTCGACATGATCATGCAGGCGCTGCACGAGGGCAAGGTCAACCAGTACGAGCCGGCCCCTCGGAAGCCGCCCTCGCTGCCGCCGGGTAGCTCCTCGTCATGACCACGGTGCCGGTCCACCCGACCCCGGCGGTCGAGCTCCGGTTCCATCCCACCGACCTGGATGCGGAGACGCTGCGGACCGCGCTCAAGCCGCTGGGCTCGCCGTCCGAGGCGATCGAGGCCGCGCTGATGACCGCCCGGCTGATGGTGATCACCCAGGCCAAGGCCGAGGTGGCCGCGATGACTGGGGAGATGAGTGCGGCCAAGCTGATCGGGTTCGCGGACCTGGCCTGGCAGATCTACGCGCCCAAGTTCGTCCGGTCCCTGGGGCCGGTGTTCGCCGAGCAGTACCTGCACGCGATGAAGGCGGCCGGGGCCGGGGACATCCCGATGGCCACCGTGTACGCGCTGGCCGAGCAGCACGCCAGCCGGGTCGGCACCTACTACCACGAGTCCTCCCGGGACGCGCTGGCCCAGGGGTTCAACACCTTCGTGAACCGGCGGATCACCGAGCGGGTGGCTGCCGACCGGGTGCTGGACGGCTACGGGCTGACCGGCCGGGGGATGTCCGGGTACACCTCCAGGAGCCTGGACAAGGCCGCCACGGTCACCCCGCTGCGGCTCAAGGAGCGGGTGCTGGACTACATCGGCACCTCGGTGCGCCGGCGCTCGAAGGTGTTCGCCACCCAGGAGCAGCACAACATCAGCCAGCAGGCCCAGCAGATCGCCTGGATGTGGCTGCAGGACCACGGCAAGATCTCGCCGAACAGCCAGAAGATCTGGATCACCGCCCGGGACGAGAGGGTCTGCCCGCAGTGCGGCCCGATGCATGGGGTCAAGGTGCTGCTCGGCGAGCGGTTCAAGCTGCCCAACGGCACCGAGGTCTGGGTGCCCGGGATGCATCCGAACTGCCGGTGTCAGGTCCGGCTGCTCAGCCACCCGTGGATGGCCGAGGTGGGCAAGGCGCACTCCTCGTTCGGGGTGATCGCCAAGGCGGACGAGTGGAACCCCACCCTGCACCCGCGCGGCGGCGACCCGGTGAACCCGGGCCGGTTCAGCGCCAGGGCCCGCACTGCGCGCCAGCCGGAGGTGGCCGAGAAGGAGCCGGTGGACACCACGAAGATCCAGGAGATGCTGGACGCGGCCGAGCACCAGCGGGCCCTGGAGGCGGTGCTGGATCCGCCGATCGAGCCGAAGGCCACCCTGGAGCCCAGAGAGACGAGGGCCACTCTGGAACCCAGAGAGCCGAGGGCCACTCTGGCCTCATCGGTGAAGGCCACCCTGGCCAGCCGGGTCACTCCGGAGAGGCCCACCCTGGCCGCCCCGGAGAAGCCAGAGCTGGGCCAGCGGAGCCAGGCCGTCCTGCCTACCCGGGAGAAGGCGCAACTGCGGGTTCCGGAGCAGGCCTGGCTGGGGCAGGCCGAGCAGGCGTTCCTGCGCTATGACCAGCGGACCAAGCGCGTCCCACGGGTCCCGGAGCCGAACAAGCGTCGCAGGCGGAAGACCGTCCCGATCCTGGATGCCCAGGGCAAGCCGATCCCGGTCTACTACGTCGCCAGCAGGTTCGAGATGGACGAGAGCGGCTACATCGAGCCGCACGACGAGATGGAGTTCACCGCCGATCGGCAGACGGCGGTCATCATGGCCCAGCAGGTGTTCGATCAGGAGATCAACGACACCGCCGAGTCGATCAACGACAACGCGGAGAACAAGATCACCCAGGTCTTCGGGGACGGCCGGAAGTTCGAGGCGACCATCGATGAGGACGAGACCTACAGCGTGGTGGGCTGGGCGGCCTACCAGGACCAGATCACGGACCCGGACTGGACCGGCGACCGGAGCATCAAGGTGCTCTGGCGGGAGGTGGACGCCGACGACATGCCGGTCGAGGACGGCGAGGAGTACGCGGACTCGGTGCGGATCTCCGATGTCGCCGAGGAGTGGCACCTGGATGCGGATCGCTTCGCGGTCAAGGTGCTGGTGCTCACCGAGGGCCACAAGTCCGAGCGCGGCAACACCTGGCAAGCCAACTTCAAGGACAGGCACGGCTACGACTCCTGGATCACCACCGGGCGATACAAGATGAACGACGTGCTTCAAGATCGAGAGGACCGCCCGGATCCGGTGCAGTTCGCGGAGCTGGAGCCCGATGACCCGGTGATCGTGGATGAGGACGAGCCGGGCGTCGGCTGGTCACCTGAGCATGGGCCTACCGAATGGCTGTAGACCGGACAAGGATCATGAAGATATGAGCGCGGGCCGCGAGAACGACCAGACCTTCCGCGAGGTAGCCGAACTGCTGTTCGGCGATGGTGCCGACTTGATCACCAAGATGAACCCCACCCAGTCCGACCTGGCCACCCACGATCGGAAGAAGCGCGCAGTGACGGCCGGGCTGAGCGCGATCGGGGCCACCGCCGGCGCGGCCGGCCTGGGCTACGCCGCGCATAAGACCGGCGGAGCCTACCGCGCCGCGCGGGCCGGGGTGCAGGGCGTGAAGGCGGCCAAGGGCGTCCGAGGGGTGAAGGCCGTCGAGCCGATGGGCCGACGGGCAGCGGCCGGGCACGCGATCAAGCAGGAGAAGCTCGGAGCGGCGCTGGTGCCGCTGGAGATGGCTGGGCTGGGCGGCGAGGTGATGGCCACCCGGATCCTGCACGGGGACACCAAGCGTGGGGTCAAGAAGGACATCGGTGAGATGTCCGAGATGGCGACCTCCAACCCGAAGCGGGCGATGACCCGGGCCGCGATCACCAACGCGCCGCGGGCGGCCGGCAAGGGCCTGGAGTACTCCAAGGTGGCGAACGGCAAGCTGAAGAAGCTCCCGGACCAGGTGGCCACCACCAAGAAGAAGGCGGAGAGGTTCGGCAAGCGCGCCGAGGAGGTGGACGTGATCTGGTCCGGCACCTTCGCCAAGGCGAACCTGGACAAGCAGCAGCTGTTCGGCTGGGCCAGCGTGGTCGAGGTGAACGGCGAGCCGGTGGTGGACCTGCAGGGTGACGTGATCAGCCCGGAGGAGATGGAGAAGGCTGGCTACTCCTACGTGATGAAGTCCCGCAAGGGCGGCGACATGCACCTGCGGGACAACTGGAGCCCGATCCAGAAGTCCGAGATGATCGAGTCGTTCATCGTCACCGACGAGAAGCGGGCCGCGATGGGGCTGCCGGACTCGGTGCCGACCGGTTGGTGGGTCGGCTTCCAGGTCCAGGACCCGGAGGTCTGGGCCAAGGTGAAGTCCGGTGAGCGAACCGGGTTCTCCATCCACGGCACCGGACGACGGAGTGCGGGCTGATGGCGACCAAGAAGAAGCAGGAGACCGGGACCGCGAACCTGGTGGCCGGTGGCGGGCTGACCGCCTATGGTGCGGCCACCGCGCCGGTGCTCCGGGCCGGGCACAAGGACATGTCCCGGATGAGCAGTGCCTCCCCGAAGAAGCAGGGGGCGCGCTACCAGGCCGAGCTGCATGGGGCGATGGCGCGCGGCAAGGTCAAGACCGACAGCCCGGTGCACGTGCTGCGGACTCCCTCGGGTCGGCACCTCAATGCTGGCGGTACCCACCGGCAGATCGCCCGGGAGGTGATGGGCAAGCCGAGCGAGTATCAGGTCAAGGACATCTCCCACGAGATCCACGTCTCACCGGCCACCAAGGTGGCCGGCAAGCTGCGGGTCGCTGGGCTGAAGCGGGGCTCCAAGCGGGCGGAGGCGGGCAAGCCGCTCAAGCCGGTCAGCGAGAACGCGCGCGGAACGAACGCGATCAAGTCCATGCGCGCCGATGCCGCTGATGCCCACATCTGGTCGCACCCTTCGGTGCTGAAGGAGCCGGCCAAGATCGGCCGCAAGGCGGGCCTGGCCGGTGCCGGGATGATCGCCGGGATGGGTGCCCTGACGATGGCGGGCGGCCTCCACCAGCGCAAGGAGTACCAGAAGACCCACCCGGTCCGTAAGAGCTCGGTCTCCGGGGGTGCGCTTTCAGCGTTCGGTGTGGACCACGGGTACGTCAGATGACCTTCTCCAAGCGGGTGATGTCCGAGACCGAGCTGCGGCACCGGCGCAAGGTGCAGGGCAACATCGGCCGGACCACCTCCACTATGGGCCTGACTGGGCTCGGGATGACCGGGGCCGCGCTGGCGGCCCGGAAGTCCCCGGGCGCGCTGAAGGCGATCCAGAAGATCCCGAAGGTCGGGGCCAAGCTCGGCAAGACCCCGGAGGAGGTCTCCGGCAAGCTGAAGGGCGCGGCGATCAACACCGGCCTGGTCTCTGGTGGCATCGGCGGCGTCGGCGGGTTCAACCAGGCCTCCATCTACTCCGACGAGGCGAAGCGGAAGAAGCCAGTGATCAAGCGCGGAGCGCCCACCGGACTGACCGAAGACATGGCCTGGGTCGGCGAGGTGGGGTTCGCCAAGGACTGGAAGCCGAGCGCCTCTACCCACGACTCCGAGCGGTCCCGGCTGAAGCGGGCCCAGGCGTATGAGGATGTCGGCGGCGTGGCCGCCGGAGGACTGGGTGCCGGGGCCGCGGTGAAGGGGGCTCAGGCGCTGAAGACGGTGGCCCCGAACTGGCAGAAGGGCCAGCGCAAGGCCAAGCACCTGCCCACCGTGAAGACCGCGCAGGCGGCCAGGAAGGCGAAGGCGGTCTCGCACGGGAAGGTCGGCGCGGGCCTGCTGATCGCCTCCGGGGCAGCCGGTGCGGCCACCCTGGGGGTGAAGAACCGGAACCAGTCCCGGTCCTGGGCCCCGTACGCGAAACGGGACTCGACCTCAGCGTTCGGGGTGGACCACGAGGTGAGCAAGGCCAAGAAGGTGCCGAACACCAAGTTCGACACGCTGGTCTCCGGGTTCCGTCGCCGGACCGGTCGCAACGCCGCCGGCAAGCTGATCCCGGTAGCGGCCAAGGTCGCCAGAGCAGCGCGATGAGGGACCTAGTGGACAGCACCGTGAGACTGAGAACTAGAGGTAGATGAGATGCCACGACGGAACAACCTGACCGACATGGAGATCGATGAGATCTCCACCGTGGACAAGACCGCGAACCAGCTCTCGAGGTTCGTCATCGCAAAGCGGGCTCCCGAGGAGGAAGACATGCCCCAGCTCTACAACCAGGAGGGTAAGCCCCTCGATGAGAACGACCTCGAGTTCGGCGACATCGTGTTCGATGAGCAGGGCCAGGCGTACGAGTACGTCGAAGAGGGTGAGGAGCACGAAGAGCGTGAGGAGGAGGGCGAGCTAGTCGAGGCCGGCAAGTCGGCGTTCTTCCAGCCTCCGCAGAACTCCGGCAGCTTCTCCAAGCAGGTGATGGAGGAGCTCTCCAAGGCGTTCAGCGACGAGGACCGGGACCAGGTGTTCGCCAAGGCGCTCGGTCGGGTCGAGGAGCTCGAGAAGGCCCAGCAGGCCGCCGAGCGTATCGCCAAGTCCGAGCGGGACCTGCGGCTGACCCGGGAGTACGTGGCGAAGTCCGCCGAGTACAACCTGCCGGTGGACCCGAACGAGCTCGGCCCGGTGCTCTACCGGATGGCCGAGACGATGAGCTACGACGACTGCGCGGTGATCGCGAAGTGCCTGGAGTCGGCCGGCAACATCCTCTTCGAGGAGGTCGGCTACCAGGGTGGCGGCGACAACAACGACATCTACTCCCAGGTCGAGGCGCACGCCCACGACACGTTCGGCAAGGCCGAGGACTTCAACGAGGTCTCGGCGATCAACAAGGTGTTCGACATGAACCCGGACGCATACGACGAGTACCTGGCCGCGCAGCGGCTCAACGGTCGATAGGAGGGAGTGACAGATGGCCTACGAAGAGAGCCTCCGGTCGATCACGCTGAACGCGGATTCGTCCCTGGGCATCTACACCGGGGTGCCTGGTCAGCCGGGTTCCCCGGACCCGCACGGAGGCAGGCAGTACCACTTCGTGAAGGTGACCGGTGTGCACCAGGTCGGTCTCGGTGACGGCACCGGACCCTGCATCGGGGTGATGCAGAACAAGCCCCAGGGCACCGGCCAGGCTGCCACGGTAGCCATCGCCGGGGTCTCAAAGGTGGTCTCGGATGCGCCGATCACCGCCGGAGCCAAGATCCAGGTGAGCGCGGACGGCCAGGCCACCAGTGCCGGGGCCACCGCGATCGTCGGCATTGCCCTGTCCACCACCGCCAACGCCGGAGAACTCGTCAACGTTCTCCTGACGATCTGAGAGGAGAGAAGCCATGCCGAACCCCACTCAGAGCGATCTCCACGTCAACGTTCCGCTGACCAATGTCTCGGTCGCCTACATGCAGGACAAGGCGACGTTCATCGCCGACAAGGTGTTCGCTCGAGTCCCGGTGAACAAGCAGTCCGACATCTACTGGAAGTACTCGAAGTCCGACTGGCGTCGGACCGACGCGCAGAAGCGTGCGCCGGGCACCGAGTCGGCCGGGGTCGGCTGGAAGCTCGACACCGGTCAGTACTTCGCCGAGGTCTGGGCTGTCCACAAGGACATCGATGACCAGGTGCGGGCGAACGCGGACAGCAACTGGCGACTGGACAGCGACGCCACCGCGTTCGTGACCAACCAGCTGCTGCTGCGCCGGGACCTGGACTGGAACGACAAGTTCTTCAAGACCGGCCAGTGGGGCACCGACCTCGCCGGCGTCACCGGGACCGTAGGCGCGGGCCAGTTCCTGCAGTGGAGCGACCCGAACTCCGACCCGATCGTGCAGTTCACCGACCTGCAGACCAACTTCGTGGAGCAGTCCGGCCGCAAGGCCAACACCCTGGTCCTCGGAGCCCGGACGATCAACCAGCTCAAGAACCACCCGGACATCATCGACCGCATCAAGTACACCCAGAAGGGTGTGGTCACCACCGACCTGCTCGCGTCCCTGTTCGACGTGGAGCGGATCCTGGTCTCCTACGCGACGGTGACCGACGTGGCCGAGCTCAACGACGCGAAGGCACAGGATGCCGCCGCGACGTACCGGTTCATGTCCAACTCGAAGTCGGCGCTGCTCTGCTACACCCCGAGCAGCCCGTCCCTGATGACCCCGGCCGCCGGCTACACGTTCACCTGGAACGGGTACCTGGCCGGCAACGCCTTCGGGATCCGGATGAAGAACTTCCGGATGGAGTGGATCGAGGCGGACCGGATCGAGGGCGAGATGACCTACGACATGCGGGTGGTCGCGAAGGACATGGGCATCTTCATGGCCAACGCGGTGGCCTGAGTCGGATCTACCCTTGGATGGGCTGTGGGTGCTGGCCCGCAGCCCATCCGTCGTCAGGAGGAGTGATGGGCAGCCCGCTGCTGTACAACGACAGGGTGTCCTTCGTGGTCACCAAGCCGTTCACCTCGGGCGAGAAGGAGTACGCCGTCGGCGACGACTTCCCCCAGGAGGACGCCCGGAACATCGAGGTGCTGGTCCGAGCCCGGTACGTGGCCCCGGTGGTGGAGGATCTCGCCGACCGGCCGAAGTACTGGTACAAGGAGGTCCGGCTCAAGTCCGACGTGCTGGCCCGGCTGAACCGGGAGCACGTCCAGGTGCGGATGCCGGAGCCCTACGCCGAGCACGACGAGAACCAGGTGGATCTCCAGGTGCTCACCCACCCGGCGACCACTCCGGAGCCGGAGGACCGCGAGGTCGGTGAGGATGAGGAGGCCCCGCCGGCCGAGGCGGTGCATCTGGATCAGTACGACCCGAGCTACCACTCGGTGCGCGAGGTGAACGCACACCTGGCTCAGATCCATGATCCGGAGGAGAAGGAGCGGGTGCTCGAGGCGGAGCGCAGCGGCAAGGCACGGAAGGGGATCCTGGAGTCATGATCAGTGCATTCGGTGTGGACCACGGCGGCATCGAGAAGGCGTTCAACCCGGTGAAGGCGCTCAAGGGCCTGCGCAGCGCGAAGGGTGGTGCGCATGCCGGTCAGGCCAGCCCGACGTTCGACCAGCTGGCAGCCAAGACCGGGATGAAGACTGGCGGAGCCCACCGGGCACCCGGGTCGCACAAGGGCTCGCTCAAGGCGAAGTCGTTCAACCCGTTCGGCCGCGGCGGGGCGCGGAGGGCCTGATGTACAGCGAGGGTGGGCTTTCAGCCTTCGGCATCGACCATGGCTACGAAGAGGTCGGGAAGTTCGTCAACCCGATGGAGGCCATGAAGGGTGCCCGAGGGGCGGTCAAGGCCGCCACCGCTGGCGCACACCGGGCCCCTGGCCTGTCGTCGGTGTCCAAGCCGGTCGGCGCGCTGCGCACCTTCACCGGCGGAGTCGGGGCGAACATCTCCGGCGGCCTGAAGCGGGCCGGAGCCGCGGTCACCGGGAACCCGGGCAAGCGGGCGGCCCCAACCCTGCGGACCAAGGTCGGCGGCGGGCTGACCAGCCTGGGCCAGAAGTCCTTCGCGCAGCCGTACAAGACCGGAGCCATCGGCCTGGGTGCCGCCGGTGCCGGAGCAGGCGCAGTCGGCGCAGGTGGCGCGGCAGCATTCGGCGGTCGGAGGAAGCGCCCCGGGCAGGTCTGAGATGACCTACTCCTACACGGTCCCTGGGGACACCGACAAGGACACCTTGCGGTTCCTGATCCAGGACACCGGGCCCTCCCAGGAGAACGACTGGATGCTCACCGACGAGGAGATCCAGTGGGCCTACGAGACCTGGTTCCCGCTCTACCACTCGCTGTACTACGTGGCCGCGACGCTGGCCGACACCATCTCGGCCCGGTTCGCGAACGAGGCGTCCTACTCCGCCGATGGGGTCAGCGTGAACCTGGGCCCGGTCGGGGACCAGTACCGGTCACTGGCCATGAAGCTGCGTGAGCAGTACTCCGCGCAGCTGGTCGGCACCACCGTCGATGCCGGTGGGATGAGCCCGGACGAGCCGCAGCTGCCCGGCACCAAGCCGTTCTCCTTCGGCAAGGGCATGCACGACAACGTGGAGGCCGGTCCGCAGGAGTTCGGCGGGGTCTACCCACCGGACCAGACGACCTACCCGGCGGCGGTGCCCCCGCACGAGCAGATCGTTGAGCCATGATCAGCGCCTTCGGCGTCGAGCACGGGGTCTCCAAGTCCTGGAAGAAGCTCGCCCCGAAGCTGGCCAAGGTCCAGCAGACGCCCCGGCGGACCGATGACATCCAGCAGCGGATGAAGGTGAACTACTACCAGGGGCGGGCCAGAGGAGCGGCTCGCTCCAAGGCCTACCAGGCTAATGTCCGTGGGTTGAAGCAGCGCCAGGCCCAGCCCGAGGGCACCCCTCTGCGGGACTACCGGATCGGTCGGAACATCGAGGACCGGGACAAGGCTCTCAAAGAGGGGAAGTTCTACAAGGACTTCGCCAACGCTGCGATCGCCGGGCACTCCAACGCGGGGAAGAGGAAGAGGTTCCTGCCGTGACCAGCCCGATCAGCATGCACGCGATCTCCTACGTGCGCGGCCAGGCCACTGCGGTGATGACCTCCACCTGCCGGATCACCCGGGGCTCGCGGCCGGAGGGCTACGACGAGGACACCCTGGTGTACACCCCAGAGGGGATCGCCGAGGTGGTCTACGAGGGCAAGTGCCGGATCTGGGAGGTCTCCGGGGCCGGCGCGGTGGTGGTCGGGGACACCGACATCTACCAGCAGACCACCAACCTTTCCATCCCTTGGGACGAACCGGCGGTCATCAGGCGATACGACGAGGTGCTGATCCTGACCGACAACCTGGACCCGCAGCTGGTCGGCAAGCGCTATGAGATCCAGACCGTGGCCAAGGCCGGAGCGATGCGGCCCACTCGGCGCTTCGAGGTCACGGGGCTGATGTGAGCGCCGAGGCATCTGCGGACATCTCCCGGCTCGCCGACGCGCTGAACCAGACCGCCAAGGAGTCGCAGACCACCACCATGGCGGTGATGATCCAGTCCGCGAACTACATCAAGGCCGAGATGGAGGCCAAGGTCCCGGTACGGACCGGCAACCTGCGCAACTCGATCTTCATCAAGGTGGAGACCGACAAGGTGATCATCGGGCCGAACCTGATCACGGCCCCGTACGCCGGCTACGTGGAGTTCGGCACCCGGGCGCACACCATCGTGCCCCGGACCAAGGGCGGGGTGCTGGTGTTCACCGTCGGCGGCACCAAGGTGTTCACCCGCAAGGTGAACCACCCCGGGTCCAGGCCGCACCCCTACGTGATGCCGGCCTTCCAGTCCTGGGTGGACAGTCTCGGGACGATGGCAGCAGAGGCCAACGTGAAGGTGCTGACAGACAATGCCCGCTAGCTCGATCTCTCGAGGACCGATCACCACTCGGCTGCTGGCCGAGCTGGTGACCGAGGGCTTCCCGGTGGGCGACAACGCCTCCCCGGACACCCCGTACGGCTGGCAGGGTGAGCCGAACTCTCCCGGTGAGACCTTCACCCCGTGGCTCTCGCTGTCCCCGGGCTCGGCGATCCCGCAGAACCCGGCCGGGCCGCTGGCCAACACCTACGCGGACTGGAAGCTGGGCTACCAGGTCAGCTACGCCGGGATCTCCCGCAAGCAGACCGAGGCGCTGGCGGACCGGATCCGGAACAACCTGATCTACCTCGAGCGGGAGGTCATCGACACCCCGACCGGGGGCTGGAAGGTGCAGAAGGTCTCCTGCACCGCGATCGGCAACACCAACCGGATCGGCTCGGCCTATCCGGACTACTTCAGTCAGGCAGACACGTTCGAGGTCTGGGTCACGAAGGGAAGCTGACATGGGAACACGGCGGATCAAGATCACCAAGGACGGCGTGGAGGCCACCTGCAACCCGCCCTCGCTACCGGTCTGGGAGCGCAACGGCTGGACGCGCGCAGATGATGGAAGTAGCGGAGAAACCGAATCCACTCCGGACACGCAGACACCGAAGGAAGGCTGACCGATGGCCCGGATCATCCCGAATGAGAACACCTGGATCGGTTTCACCATCGCACCGATCACCGACATCGCTGCGCCGAAGATCTCCGAGATCACCGCCGCCGTCGATCTGACCGGCTACTGCATCAGCCTGAACGCCTCGGCTCGCGGTAACACGGTGCCCACCCCGTCCTTCGACTCGCTGTTCGAGACCAGCACCGCCGGTACCTCGGCGGCCACCTTCGACGCGGACTTCTACCGCGACGACGAGGACGACACCGCCTGGGAGACGCTGACCCGTGGCGAGCGTGGGCACTTCGTCATCGCCCGGTTCGGATTCACCGGTGCCAACAACGCCCCGGTGGCCTCCGACCCCTGTGAGGTCTGGCCGGTGATGATCACCTCGCGGACGATGGCGAACATGAGCTCGAACACGGTGCTCACCTTCACCGCGTCCTGCGCGGTGATGGAAGAGCCTGCCGAGGATGCTGTCGTTGGCACGTAGCCAGGACGGATAGCAGTAGCATCTGGTCCATGGCAAACACCACAGCGAAGACCACCGAGGCGCGCCAGAAGCAGTCTGCCGCAGACAAGCGCGCCACCATCGATGAGCTGATCAACAAGCCCCGGTCCACCACCGAGTTCTCGCTGTACCTGGCCAACGGGAACAGCGAGCCCAAGGAAGTGACCCTGAAGTACCAGGCGATCGGGATGCGCGCCTACGACAAGCTGGTGGCCAAGTACCCGCCGAAGCCGGAGCAGCGGGCCGAGGGCTCCTCCTTCGACATCGACACCTTCGCGCCGGCGCTGATCGCGGCCTGCGCGGTGGAGCCGGAGATCAGCATTGCCCAGGCCAAGGAGATCTGGGACTCCGAGGACTGGTCGCGCGGGGATGTGATGGTGCTGTTCCGGAACGCGGTGGAGCTGAACAACCGGGGTCTGGACATCCCTTTCAGCGAGCGCGGCTGAGGAAGGACCCGAACTTCTTCCTGGAGATGTCCTACTGCCACGAGCACGCTATCCCGCACAGCGAGTTCCTCGAGTGGGACCCGGAGGACCGGGCCAAGACGCTGGCCTTCGCGATGGAGTCGGCGGTCCGCTGCCAGATGTGCGGGACCGCGCCCTGGGAGTGGGAGGAGAACAAGTTCGCCTTCACCGCGGTGGACGAGTTCTGCCAGGGTTGCTACCAGAAGTCGATGTATTCCGACACGCAGGGCTCGTCGCTGCCCGGGACAAATGTCAGACTGATCCCGACCACCCCGCAGCTGACCGCACAGATGGCAATGAAGGCCAAGAAGCGGCGGTCGCTGAAGATGGAGTGAGAATGTGACCAGTCAGCCGGTTGAGGCCAATGTCGTACTGACCGCGGACAACAGCGGCTACGACCAAGCGATGGCGGCAAGCTCGCAGGCCACCACCACCTTGATGAGCTCGGTGGACGCGCTGACCGCCAAGATCGGCAAGCTGACCAAGACCGCCGGCAAGTCCCTGATCGGGATCGCCGCGGGTGACGTGGCGATGATCACCGGAGCCACCGCGGCCTGGTCCTCGTATGAGAAGCAGATGGAGCGGCTCAAGTCCCAGGCCGCGGTGCTCGGCCGGTCCACCGATCAGCAGAACAAGCTGATGAAGGACTACAGCAACACGGTGAAGGGCCTGCGTTCGGAGTTCGGTACCACCACCACCGAGGCCGCGAAGCTGGCGGAGACGCTCTCCAAGGTCACCAACGTCCGGCAGAGCCGGGACCTGGGTGAGCTGTCCAAGGTCTTCATCCAGATGTCCAAGGCCACCGGGGAGAGCTCGGAGGGGCTGGCCAGCTCGCTGACCAACCTCGAGAAGATCATGGGCACCCCGGTGAACGCCCAGAACTCCAGGAAGTACGCAGACACCTTCACCCACCTGGCCGCGCAGACCAACGTCTCGGCGCAGGGCCTGATGGACTTCACCGCCACGCTGGCCCCGGTCGCCAAGTCGCTGGGGATGAACACCAAGCAGGTGGCCGGCTTCGCCACCGCCTTCACCCAGGCGGGTCAGGACACCGGGGCCGCGTCGTTGATGTTCACCAAGGTCAGCCGGGACATGCTGCGGTCCCTGCAGTCCGGCTCACCGGAGCTGGCGACGTACGCGAACATCGTCGGGACCACCACCGAGAACTTCAAGAAGCTGGCGAAGAGCGACGCCTCGGAGGCCGTGATCCGGGTCTTCGAGGCGCTCAGCCGCAACACCAAGACCGCGAGCGCGGACATCGAGCGGCTGGGTCTGGACGGGCCGCGCACGATCCGGGCGATCGCCGGGCTGACCAACCAGCCTGGTGGCATCCGGGCGGCAGCGGGGCTGGTGAACGACCCGAGCGCCACGGGGTCGGTCGAGCGCGGCTACAAGGCCACCCTGAGTGGGCTGTCCAACCAGTTCGATGAGCTGCGCGAGGACCTGAAGCAGACCGCCGAGGCGTTCGCCACCATCCTCGGCCCGGCGATGGAGGGCTTCCTGGCCGGCCTGGAGAAGGCCGCCTCGATCATGCAGTCGGTGGTGCAGGGCCCGATCGGCAAGTTCCTGCAGGTGGTGATGGGCCTGGTGGCTCCGCTGGCCGGCGGGGCCGGTGCGCTGCTGCTGTTCGCCGGCGCGCTAGTCAAGGTGGCCGGGGCGTTCCTGCTGCTGAAGAACTCGATGACCCGGGGCCTGGTCGAGGGCTTCCAGGGCAAGGCCGGGATCATCCGGTCTCCCGAGGGCGTCTATATGGCCCGCGGTGGCGGCACGCTCGGCAAGACCGGCGCGAACCTGGTCCGGGGCACCGACCCGAACCTGCCCCGTGAGGAGCAGAGCAGCTGGGTGCAGCGCGGGCTGTACAACATCGGCCAGTTCGGCGGCTCCGGGCTGAGCGCGTTCCGGTCCGGTGGGGCGGTCCCGGAGCACTGGTACGAGGCCCGGGAGGCGCTGTCCTCGAAGATCCCGTGGACCCAGCAGTACGCCCGGCCGGACGCCCCACGGTCCGCGCTGAGCGCGGTGTCTCGGGGCGCGGGCGCGCTGATCGAGAACTTCGTCACCCCGACCTTCGACCAGATGCGGCATGCCGGGCCGTCCCAGCGCAGGACCTGGGCGGCCCAGGAGGCTCCCTGGGTTCGGGCCGGCGACGCGATGGAGATGGGGGCCGGCAGGGTCAAGCTGATCCCCGGCCTGGCCGCGGCGATGGGCCGGGTCGGGATGGCCGACACCCGGCTGCAGGCTCAGCGCGAAGAGACCACCAGGGTCCACCAGGACCCGCTGATGGACGAGCAGTCCCGGCAGGCCCGGCTGACCGAGCTGCGCGGCATGCGCGAGGAGACCATGCAGCGGAAGAACGCTGCCCTGGCGCAGGAGACCGCGATCCGCCAGGAGATCGCCCAGCGCGGTGAGTCGGCCCGGGTCACCGCGGAGGCCAACCGGGAGACCAAGACCTTCGGCCAGGCGATGCGGGGCCTGGGCGGGGCGGTGGGTGGCTCGCTGCTGACCGGCGGCAAGGACGTGGCCAGGCTGGCCTGGCGGTCCGGGATGGTCGGCCAGGCCGGGGCGATGGGGGCCGCGGTCGCCGGTGGGGCGATGGGCTCCAACATGCTGATGATGGGCGGCACCGGCGCGATGATCGGCAGCATGATCCCTGGGGTCGGGACTGCCCTGGGAGGTGCAGTCGGGGCCACCGCCGGGCTGGCGATGGATGCGGCCAAGGCCAACAACGACGTGACCGACTCGATCAAGGAGCTGAACCAGCAGGCCACCGACGCCGGCAAGTCCGGCAGTGGGCTGGCCGCGCTGGCCGAGGCCACTGATCAGTCCAAGAAGAAGTTCCAGGACTACAACAAGTCGATGACCGCCCTGCGGCAGCCGGGCCTCTCGCCGCTCCAGTCGATCACCACCGGCTACGGCCAGGCGAAGAACTTTGTCGAGGGGCTTCTCGGGGACTCGGACGTGGAGGAGCAAGCGAAGAAGCTGAATGTCACCGCGGACAAGGCCCGGAACGTCGCGGACGCCTTCCGGGACCTGGCCAAGGCAGGTGGGGTCAAGCTCACCGGGTCCGCTACCGCGCAGCGTCAGCAACTGGACGAGTTCATGGCCAGCCGAGGCCTGCCCGCACTGGGCCAGGCGAACATCGAGCTGCCGGACCTGATCGCGGCCCGGGCGAAGGGCGGCCCGCAGTACCAGGACATGCTCGACAAGGCGATCACCCCGGGCAAGGCCACCGGGATGTGGGACCGGATGCGCACCACCCAGGTCGGCGCGGCGATGCTGGACTCGCCGCAGATGCGCAAGTCGCTGCAGTTCCAGAACGACATCGCGCTGGCCTATGACGCCACCAACTCTGTCTTCGAGAAGATGCGCAAGACGGGGATGTCCTACCTGGACATCGTGAAGTCCGCCGAGAAGACCCAGGCGCAGATCGGGGTGGAGGGCGGCCCGGAGTACTCCCGCGCCGCGGCGCTGTCCCAGAAGGCCGAGTACGCCATC